TTTCAAGTTTCTGGTTCTCGTCGGTGAAGCTGCTTGTCAAACGGTATGTCGTGTATGGCAGCACGGCATTTTCGGGTACCGCATCATCCGGGTAAACCCTGGCTGCTTTTGTTTTCAGGAACGTAAATATCATTTTTTTAAGTTCGATCGTGTTCATCCTTATGCCTCCGTAATCTCATCGGGTCCGGGCGCATTCACATATCCTTTTTCTATGTTTTCCTTTTCTATTTCTTTGAAATATTTGCCCGCAATAATTCTTATCTGAGCTATGTTTTCCTCTGCCGCCGGAGTTAAAAACGGATGAGCCGGTACCATTTTTCCGCCAAATTCAAAACTTACCGATTTGCCTTTTAACAGATAAGTGCCGCCAAATTTACTTTTTGCCCGGAAAGTCTGCACCGCATATCCGGATTTTTCGTTGAAATATTGATTTTTCAACATTATTTTGTGTCCCTTTTCAACCCAGATGCCATAAAATGGATCTTTTTTACTCTTGTTTTTAACTCCTATCCTTACCGATTTTTCTTTTTTTCTAAGATAATACGCAATAGCCTTTGAGAGCCTGAATGATTTGCTTTCAATCCTTTGCCTGGCTTCCTTTACAATAAATCTTCCGATTTCTCTTAAGGCCCCTTCTTCCAATTCATTGAGCACATATTTTACTTTCGGTATATTGCTCGTATAGTTCTTGTTGTTATTGCTCACTTTCGCGCACCTCGCATTTCAGGAAAAGCCATCTATGCATGTTGTCCAGATCCTTGACGTCCCGGATGTTGAAATACTGGCCAGAGTAATTTATCCTGTGGTTGGTGGTCACGTCCGACCGGTAGCGGATGGTGATTTCGTAGAGTATATCCGGGCTTATCTGCTGCGCCATCTGCAATTCGCGTCCGGAAAGATGCTCAACCTTCGCCCAGACTGTCGCCAGCGTGGTCCATGTTTCCGTATGGCCGTCGAAGCCGTTGTCCGCTATGCTTTTTTCTTCGATTATTATCCGGCTTCTTAACTTTCCGGGGTTCATGGCGGCCTCCTACAGGGTATAAATTTTATTCGCGTCAAGCAATGCGGTAACTGTAAATTCCAATTCCTTGCTTATGCTGCCTATTAATACGGGCGTGCGGTTTTCATACATGTGGGCTATAAGCATCAGCATGGCTTGCTTGGTCTTTTTCGGGATGACATTCGGAGCGGTATCGGTATAGCCTGCAACAAAGCGGATGCGGACGGCGCCGTATGGCTGCTCGGTAAAAACCGGCCAGGTAATGCAGTAGCTCAGGCACACGCGCCCGGGCTCGCTGTCGGTGTCCGCATAATAGCCGGACAAGCTGGCCGTCATTGTGGCCGATACTCCGGCGTAGTCTATGTACTTCACGCTTGTCACGGACTGCAGCGGGGGAAGCAGGATTTCAATGTAATCTTTTTCCGTCGGGAATTCGTCGAGTATCAGGTCCCATGTCTGGGTAGCGAGCGCCCTGTGCTGGTAGTCCTCGCAATATTCGCGGGCGGTGGTGATCAGATCCGAAATATAGTCATCCTCTATGCTTGCAGGCGTTCCCTTTACTACTATTGCGGCGAAATTGCACTCGGCTCCGGTGACCGTCGCATATGCGCGTATGTATTGCTTGCCGCCGATGTAGGCAACCTCGTAGTTTGCGCTATCGTTGGCGGTGGTTACCTGGGCAAAAGTGCCGCCGGCCGTCCATTCCGCGAACGTGGTATTGTCGTCGGACTCGTATATGTCGAGGTCAACGGTGCCGCCTGCGGAGTTGGAAAAGGATACCAGCAATACGGCAGCATCGCAGCCGCTCACGTCGGTGCTTGAGCCGGTGTAGATGGCAGTGGCGTGGTAGCCGCCGTCTATGCTCGTGACGGTTTCTATGTTATCGACGAAATTTGTCGAGTCGAGTTTTATATGCTCTTTTGCTTCCAGGAGGCTGACCGGCTCGGTTGTGACGCCGGTTACAAGTTTCAATGACATAAAATCTATCTCCTTCGTAATATGATCCAAGTGCGAACTAAGCGTAAGTAACAAGTATTGTATGTTCATACCCTGCGGCAAGGTCAATACCCACATAAATCCACTTGTTGTCAGCTGACCTTTCCCATAATGTAATTGCTATTGTTATACCCTCTATTTTTACTGTTGCAATGGTCTTTGTATCGTCTGTCGGTAAGGCTATTGTCGCGCCTTTTATATGTCTGCTTGATACTACTTTAGCTGTCACACTTCCGGCTGCTATAGTCTCACTGGTCATAGACACGCAATTTGTAAAATCATAAATTAATTCCATTGCGGTTGAACGCTTTATATACGTATAGCCCTTTGTATCTAAAAAAGCAAACACATCACGGTAAAACTGTAATCTACGTTCTATACCATTCGCAGAATCGTAGTATGTCCCTGTCCATTGCCCTGTGGAACCGTTGTATGTAATATCAGAAGGGGAATCGTGAAAGTAAAAAATCAGCGGTATTGAATAGGGATAAATGTCATTTGCATTAAATTTAGCAACAAAAGCATCATATGCATTTATACCATTTGTACCCATATTTGCTATGTCGTCCGAACCAATAGAGCTTTGCCAGACTATACAGCCTCTACCTAATTTGTATGATGTGCCCAGTATACCGCTATATTCGCCAATGGGGAGATATGCCGCCTGTCTGCCTTCGTATCCCACTAAATAACCGCATAACAAATATCCCGCATCCAATGGTATGGCAAATAACTCGGATTTGTTATAAGTGCCTGTAAGATACAGAATTCCATTGTTTACAAGCCCTAATTCGTCGAGATCATTTATGCTTTCTGACCACTCGGAATATTCGGGAATGGTTGAATTAAAATGCGTTCTGGAATGTGATACCAAATCTATGTCCTGATATTGCAAATTTCTATAAAAACTTGCTGCGGAATCGGTTATTTTGCTAGTCACTAATGCAAGTTCTATTGGTCTATCGCCGGATATATCAATTATATTATTTATGGCATCAATAGATATTGTGCGGTCACAATCCCATCCCCACGCTATATATTTCTTCCCATCTATGCGGTTAAAGCATGGGTGAGACTTTATACCTCTTATGTGCCATATTAGTTTTCCTATATCTATGGCAACATTAAAACCTGTAATCGTGCCTGCTTGTATGCTTATATATGTTAAGGATTTAGCCGCATTTGTGGCCGCAAACCAATGAGCGGTATTTCCAGTTGCATATGCAAGTCTTGTAAGTGCCGTACCATAAGCATTTGAACAGTATCCAAGTACGCTGTACACAACATCATCGGATACGACATCACCGTTTGCAGTATCCGCAACAATAGTATCGGCTACCGTAAAGTTCGTTGATTTTGTTGATCCATCTCCCCATACATCGACGCCAAGATCTGCGTGCCAGTATGCCACAGTTTGCCCTGTTTTCTGCATTCCCAGATAACCAACTTGTATGATTTTATAAAAACTGCCTGTAATGACAGCTTGTACGGCTGTTTTTATATCAGTTGGGGTTACTGTCGGGTCGAGTGTATCGTCATATTTTCCACCGATGAACATTATATCATATGCGGTTTTCCATGCATCCGTAGCATAATTAGCTAAAAATTGTGTAAATGTGCAAACGTGAAACGGTATACCTCTTGATAAAAGATCGTGTTGCGGATAGTAATAGCCATCTTGAATAGGTATACCCACAAACATTACTCTTTTATTTGCTGCGGTAGGAGTAATATCAAAGTAACCTTTTCTTCGCATGACAGCTTTTGACATTGCAGAGTTGACTTGCAACTTCGTACTTTCTGCCAAGGCCGCAGTAAGTGACGATATAGCCGTAATATTCGCGGAGACAAGCGGAGATAATATTGCAATAGTCTCATTAGCAGTCAATACCTGAGCGTCCAAAACATCTATCGCCACACCGTGTTCAATTGTTTTCTCCTGCCACCAATTCAGGCCCATGTCAACCCAACCTTTCCGCTATCAGATTCCTTGCCCGCAGTGTGGATGTGTCCTTTATGTTCTGCATTTCGTAATCCAGCTCCCGGCTTATCTGGTTTATCTGTTCCTCCGCAGGCGCCCCTTCTTCAAGGAGGGTAAGCAGGTCGAAGCCTTCCATTGCGGTATCCTTTGTGTCAGGGTCGACGTAAAAATCACCGGTACCGTTCAACTTGAAGCGGCTGCCCATCAAAGAAAATTCACCGCTTCGGGTGTTTGCCAGAAAACTTACCGCAAATAATCCTTTTACCGGCTGTCCGTTAAGTGCGAAATCAACCTTTGCATGCCCGCCCTCCGCGGTTATCGTTATTGTAAACTGCTCCATGTCCCATCCTCCAAATCAAAAGGGAAAGGGGAAAAAGAATCCCCTTTCCTTCCTTGTTCTCTTATACCTGCGTTATCGGGCATGGCGGCGCAGGCTTTCTGTATCTGTTATCGCCTCTTATAATTACTGCGGACGTGTAGTTAGCCGAAGTGTTGATAACGTTCAGGGCCACGTGCGTGAAGTTGGAGCTCAAAGTCAGCTTGCTGGCCTGAATCTCGATTATCCCCTGCATGTGGAGGGCCGTTACAACGCATATGGCGGTCGTGCTGGATGAAATTGCGATACCGTCGTAGTCACCGGGCAAATTGGCGGATGAATCCTCATCCCTGAACAGCGTCAGGGAAGCTGAGGCCGCGAGCGCGCGCACGCCCGGGACGCCGTACTGTTCGTTGTTTATCAGGGCCGCCAGGTTGGTGATTGCATTCGAGATGATTGATGTGCCCGCTGCGGATCCGTCGGTTGCAAAATACCTGTCAGCCGTTGCCGCCGCTGTGTACAACACGCCTGTAAAGGTGAGGCCGTTTATCGTTACCGTGTCGGCTGCGGAGCAATCCACAGTGGGGGCGAAGCTCAGCTCGGTCAGGTTGCTTGAGTTATACAGCGTGGTCGAGGTTGCCGTTATGGCTGCAGCGCCGGTGCCAAGCTCGTCGGTCGCCTGATAGACAAGGCCAACTGAGGTTGCGGTAAGCGCGGTCTGATCGGCATCCCAGACAAACGTCGCGCTCTCGGATTTCGAGAGGTCAAAATATATGCTGGTCGTGCCGGATGAGCTCACGGCTCTTGGATATATGGCCGCGTTAATTTTTAATCTTTCACTTAACATTATTTTATGTCTCCTTTCAATTTATTTTTTATTACCGTGCTTCGAGGACAATGAACGGGGAAAGGGTGTTGGCGCCCTTATAAGGTGTCAGAGGCTTGTTTCTCTTCGGCTGGCCGTCGACGCGGTAAATGAATCTGAAAACGGACTCGTCGTACAGGAAGCGGACGTGGATCGAGGAAGCTCCTTCTATACCGCCCTTGTCGATTAGCAGGTATTCGCTCATGTCCGCCAGGATGACGTCGCCGATGTCGCCGATTGCGGACGCCTGCTCAATGGGGATTACCGGCCGGCCGAAAATCGTACCGTACATCTGTCCCGCTATGCCGGTCGGGGGCATGTAAACGGTAATTCCGGAATACGTACCGGTGGCAACCACCATTTTCGGAAGCTGGGGCTCGATCTCCTGGTTGATGAACCAAGCGGAGCGTATCCTGTTACGGGCGCGGCATCTCGCCCACATGTCATTGAAATTGT